GAATTGTTCTTGCAAATACTTTTCAAATCACATTCATTGATGACGACAACTACACCATCACGGTGTCTGCTACGGCAAACGCTACGGATGCTGCTGGCTCCCCCGGTGGTGGTACGGTCGTAACGCAATACGAGACTAATACTGGGCCGTCCTATCAAGTCCCATTAACCGGTTGGGGCGGCGGTACGTGGGGCGGTGGTACGTGGGGTATTGGATTAACAACACCGACCTCCCTGCAATTATGGAACCAGCAAAACTTTGGTGAAGATTTGATTTATGGCCCACGTGGGCAAGGGGTCTACTATTGGAGCGCTAATGTTGGCTACCAAGCAATTCAAATCACCATTAGTATTGCTGCCCCGGGAGTTATTACGCTACCAGTAGGGTTTTCATTTCCTGACGGCACGACGTTTACTTTTACTTCTACTGGCGCACTGCCCACAGGTTTGACCGTCGGGCAGGTCTATTTTGTAGTGAACTCAACGGGTGGGACATTTAGCGTATCTACTTCTATTGGTGGCCCTGCTATCACAACCTCTGGTGGCCAGTCAGGCATTCAGCGTATATCCCAACGTGGTATTGACTTGGCAGATGCAGGAGATGACGATGCACCTCTCTTTCAAAACTTTATTATTGTTTCAGATACTAGCCGTTTTGTGATTGTATTTGGTACAAATGACTATGGGCAAACGTACTTAAACCCCATGCTGATTCGCTGGTCAGATCAAGAAGACCCGTTTACATGGTCACCCCAAGCTACTAACCAAGCAGGTAGTTTGCAACTCTCCCACGGCTCGTCAATCATTACAGCCGTCCAATCTCGCCAAGAGATCGTGGTATTTACAGATTCTTCACTTTATTCATATCAGTATGTAGGCCCGCCTTTTGTGTGGACAGCACAACTTATTGCAGATAACGTCTCAATTATTGGCCCCAACGCCGCTGTGATCGCTTCTGGTGTGGTTTATTGGATGGGTGTAGACAAGTTCTACAAATATGATGGCCGTGTACAAACGCTGAACTGCGACTTACGCCGCTATATTTTTAGCGACTTCAATACTCTTCAAACCCAACAAGTTTATGCTGGTACTAACGAAGGATTTAATGAGGTTTGGTGGTTCTATTGCTCCGCTGATTCCAACACAAGCGACCGCTATGTGGTCTATAACTATGTTGAAAATGTCTGGAGTTATGGCACTATGGGGCGTACAGCTTGGTTAGATTCTGGTTTGTTACCTTTGCCCGTTGCCGCCACGTACGACAGTGAACTGGTGCAGCACGAAGACGGGGTAGATGCTTACGTGTTAGGGGTGCAAACCGCTTTACCTGCGTATATTTCTTCTTCTGAATTTGATATTGGGGACGGCCATAACTTTGGTTATGTATGGCGCGTATTGCCTGACTTGACTTTTGAAAACTCTTCCTCCACGCCTAGTGGCTCTGCTGCCGCAGTGACTATGACGTTGTTCCCTATGCAAAACTCTGGTTCTGGCACCGGAAATGTAGGCGCTGCAAGTGTTACTAAAGGTGCGACATACAACATTACTGAGGAATATACTGGGATTATTTATACCCGCGTTCGGGGTCGTCAGCTAATTTTCAAGATTTCATCGGAGCAGATTGGCACAACATGGCAGTTGGGTGCCCCTAGACTTGACATCAAAGCAGACGGTAGGAGATAGCCTATGTCCATGCTTCAGAACCGGTCTTCTCCCAATATTCCTCAAGCACCTGCGGAATATGATGTAGCCTACATGAACGCATTCAGTAACGTAATTCGGCTGTTTTTTAATAACATCAATACGGTTCAGCAATTAAACTTGGCAAGTCTTAATCTGGACTTGCGCACATTACCAACTGATGCAGATTACGACAGCTTGCGATTAGGTGATGTGTATAGAGATACACAGGGCGGTACACTGCGATCTGGTACAAATGTGCTGCGGATTAAGGTGCCAATTGAGCTTCTTGGGGTACAAGGTTTAGGGGCAGTAGGCAGTGTTGGGCCTGTTGGGGGCACAATCACTAAAAATTTAACGGGTGTTTCTGGGTCTGGCGCTATTGGCACAGTGACTCCTTAGCACTAAAATGTAACGTAATTGAGGAGAACACTATGGCACTAGGTGGAGTTGGTGAAGCGATGCTGCTTGGCGCAGCAATGGGTGGTGGCTCTGCTGCTTTGACTGGTGGCGATCCACTTAAAGGCGCTCTCCTCGGAGGCTTGACCGGCGGTATTGGAGGTGGTATTAGTACCGCTTTGGGTACGGTTGGTACTACTGCGGGTACTATTGCTCCTGCTGTTTTGCCAGAAGTTGCTGCTACTACTGCTGCTGCTAACACTGTTGCTAGTGCTGCTCCAACTGCTTTGGCTGGTAACTATGCAGCAATTGCTCCCAACGCTGCTGCTCCAGCATTTACACAAATTCCAGCAGGTCAAACTTTTGCGCAGGCCAGCCAAGCGGCAATGAATCCCCCTGTAAATACTTTGGGTAGTGGAACATTCTTTCCCGAAGCTCCAAGCGGTGGTATTTCTAATTTACTCAGCAAATCAGCGGCTGCTCCTGTTGTCCCTACTACCCCTACTATCCCTAAAACTGGCGGTACTTTTACGGAAGGTATGCAGAGGTTTGCCAACGATCCAATTGCTTCAATAAAAGCCAACCCCATGACTGCTTTTAGCTCCGCTATTAAAGGCGCTACTGCTGGAAGAAAGAAAATGGAAGAGCCAGAAGAATACGATGGCCCGCTGAAACGGTTTAAATTTAATCCTGAAACTTATCGTCCTTCTTTTTATGCCGCCGAAGGTGGTATTGCCGATTTGGCTGCTGGTGGTTACGACCGCATGGTTGGCGAAGAGCCAATGTACTCACAGGCTATGGCACGGGGTGGTATCTCTAATCTGGGTAGCTACTCTGATGGTGGCCGTATGTTACGTGGCCCCGGGGACGGCATGTCTGATAGCATCCCTGCAAGTATTTCTGGCAAGCGCCCTGCACGTTTGGCAGATGGTGAGTTTGTGGTTCCCGCCGATGTGGTTTCCCACCTTGGTAATGGTTCTACCGATGCGGGTGCCAAGCAACTGTACGCCATGATGAATAAAGTTCGCCAAGCCCGTACTGGTCGTAAGTCTCAAGGCCGTGAGATTGACCCCCGCAAGTACACGCCTGCCTACGCATAAGGAAGAGCCATGATTATTCCAAACAAACACGACGGCTACCGAGCAGGTAGACGCTTGTACCATTTTGGCGGTGGTGGCGGCGGTGGTGGCCCTGCTGAACCTGCGGCTCCTCCTCCCCCTCCTCCCCGTCTACCATCTGCGGCTCCTCCGCCTGTGTTCCAAACCTATGGAAGCGGGGATAGAACTGGCTCGTTAGTGCAGTCTGGTAATAGCTTTCGTCCTTCTACATTGGACTACAGCAAGCCTATCTACGATCCTAATTACGCAGACAACATTACTGGCTATCAAGAATCAAGTCAGTTTTTTCAGCCCATACAACAGCAACAATACACTAACTATGCCAACCCGTTAACTGCCTTTAACGTCAGTAGTTACGGCACTAATCCCAGCATGTCTAAAAGTATGCAAGCCGCTACAGCCCCCGGAGCTGGTGGAGTTGATCCGTACTATGCACACTTGCGAAGTTACGGTGATCTTTTAAGTACCCAAGGCGACAGAAACAATATCAATACATTGATGCAAGATATGCGTCAGTATGGCATAAGCGCTCAAGACTTACAGAATGCCTCTTCTTCTAACCCCCAGTCTCAAATGCAGTCGCCTTTTAACTATAGCGGCGGTATGGGTGGCGGTGGTGGCGGTGGTGGCAATACGTTAACACCTGAAATAGCGCGAAATTTAATGCAGCGGTCTATGATGGGTGGTGTACCTACTTCAGAGTTTGCTAAATATGGTGGGTATGACGCAGTTCAATCTCTGTACGATGCTAGTGGCGGTAACTACGCTAAACCAACACAAGTATCAACACAGCCAATGCAATTTAATCCTTACACCAATAGTCCTAGTTATAGTGGTGGCATGCCCCAAATGCAATCTCCGTTTAGCTATCAACAACCTGTGGCGCAGCGCACATCATCTGGCCCAAGGCAAGCAATTGTTGGTAGGTCTTCTCAAATGCGTGGCGCTCCCAACGTGGTGTCACGTCGTGCAGAAGGTGGGATTACCTCGTTGCTGGATAATGACGAATGAATTTAACTGTTCGCCCTGTTGACGTTACCCATATCCAGCAAGTTTGGCCTATGGTGGAGGGCTATATCCAAGAAGCCATTGACAAGGGTGGAGAGTTTCCTGAGTGGGCTGCTGGCTACAACCTCTCTCATATTCAAGCCTTTGTTGTAAGTGGGCAGTGGTTGCTTTTGGTGGCGGTGGATGAAGAGCGCGTAATACATGGGGCAATGACGGTTTCTTTCCTTAACTACCCTATGCACAGGGTGGCGTTTGTAACCACTACGGGCGGTAAATTTATTGCAAATCCAGAACTTTTAGAGCAACTAAAAGCCTTGGTAAAACTTCATGGTGCGACTAAGATACAGGCATTCTGCCGGGAATCTATGGTACGCCTTTTGTCACGCGCCGGTTTTGAGCCGCGCAACATGCTAGTGGAAACACTGGTTTAAGGAGAATATTATGGGTGGTGGTGATAGCGGCGGGCCAACGACAACAACGGTTAATCAATCCAACATCCCTGAGTACCTGCGCCCTCAAGTTGAGTCGTTGCTTGGCGGGTCAATGAAGGAGTTGTTCAAAACTAAAGAAATTCCCGGAGTAGATGGTGCTCCAAGCACGTTTGAAATTGTAGGCACTAAGCCATTTACGCCTTACAGTACCAACATGCAGGACTATGTAGCGGGCTTTAGCCCTCTGCAACAACAAGTTCAGGCAAATGCGGCCAACTTGCAAATGCCCGGCCAGTTTATCC